ACCGTGCTTCAGAAGCTGAGGATAGAAGATACAAAACTTGGATTACAGGTTCTGCCGGAGGTGCTCAAAACTCAGATCTTGACGCAATGGAGGTTAACTTCTTGTCTGAAAGATGTGTATGTACTTTAGGTGCAAATAACTTTGTATTATTCCGTTACGGTTAATATATAGTATAGGGGTGCGGTGATAATCACCGCATCCTTTTTTTTATAAATTTTAAATCAAATTAAATTATTATGGCAGCAACACCATCAGTAGACAAAGTCTACAAATTAAAAATAGGCAATCCGCTATCTTATACGTTAGCATCAAGAAATCATCCACGTTTTCCTTTAATGTGGTTTGATGAAAAAAAACAACAGAATAGACCGCTTAGATATGCGGTTAATCAAAAATCTCCTTTTGAGGATGAACAAGATGGAAACGCAATTATAGAACCAATCGTTTTTGAAGATGGTTTTCTTAGCGTTCAAAGAACAAATCCTGTTTTACAAGAATTTCTACATTATCATCCATTAAATGGAATAATCTTTTCTGAGATAGATAAAGAAAGAGAAGCATCTGAAGAAGTTGAAGATTTGAATGTAGAGGTAGATGCTTTAATAGAAGCAAGAAGATTAACTCTTGAGCAAATCGAAACTCTTACTAGAGTTATGTTTGGTAAAGATCCATCAACTATCTCAACAGCAGAATTAAAACGAGACATATTAGTGTTTGCTAAAAATGACCCAAGAGGTTTCTTAGCTACATTGAATGACCCTGAACTACAGTTTCAAGCTAAAGTTCGTTTGTTCTTTGAAGAAAAGTTATTAGCATTACGCAACAACGATAAAGAAGTATGGTTTAACACACCTACTAACAAAAAGAAAATGCTATCTGTACCATACGGAGAAGATCCTTATGAAATGGCAGGACACTTCTTATCAAGTGATGAAGGAATTGATTCACTTAAAATGTTAGAAGCGAATATAGCACAATAATATTTTTTTGATTATTTGAAAATTAGCACGGATTTATTTCTGTGCTTTTTTTATTATATTTGTAAAAAGATTTAATATGATAAACGAAGTTAGAAACGCAGTATTATCCATAGCGAACAAAAATAACTACGGATATATTTCTCCATCAGACTTCAATTTGTTTGCTGCAAATGCGCAAATGGAGATATATGAAGAATACTATAGTAGTTATAACAAAACTATAAATGCAGAGAATCAACGTGCATCAGGTACTGATTATGCAGACATTGAAAGTCCAATAGCAGAAACATTAGAGACATTTTTAGTTACAGATTTCTTATCTAATATTGGAGGGCATATCTTTTCTGTTCCTACTGTTACTACTGTTGGTAATGATGCTTACTACATATTAAAAATTTTATGTTATTCAAATCTTGTAACTTCAGGAACTAATACATCGGTAGTAGCAAATCAAATTAACGACTCTACTGCTACTTTTATTGCTGATGGTATAGGTACAGACTATATTGTTGCAAATTTAGACACAGGAAAAGTTGCTACAGTTGTAAGTGTTACTTCTGCTACTTCTATGATATTAAGCAAGAATATATTTCTTGCATCAGGTAATGATTATAAGATATTTTCTCCTGCAGTTAAAGAAGCAGATAAAGTAAGTGTTGGTAAGATAACTATGCTTAACGCATCAAACCTAACAGCTCCAAATGATATTTTCCCTTCATATACACTTGAAGGTCAAAACATTAAAATATACCCTAATACTATTGATACATTAGGTCAAGTTCAAGCAGTTTATTTTAGATTTCCTAAAACACCTAAATGGACATATATTACATTGGTAAGCGGAGATCCGGCATTTGATCAATCACAACCTGATTATCAAGACTTTGAGTTGCCAAATGAAGATGGCTATAAGTTAGTTACAAAGATACTTGAGTATTGTGGTATGAGTATTAGAGAGACAGAGCTCACTCAATTTGGTATGGCTCAACAACAACACGAACAGCCTACATTTAGTATGCAACAATAATAATAAAAATAAACAGATATGGCATATTTATCACAATATGAATATTATGAAAATAATGGTAATGCACCTCAAGATGCAAATTGGGGTTCATATCAATATGTGAAATTAGAAGATATAGTAAATAACTTCTTATTGATGCATACAGGAAACCACTCATTGATAAATAATGAAGAAAGGTATAAAGTTATCTTTCATGCAAAAAGAGCCATACAAGAGCTTAATTATGATGCGTTTAAAGAAGTTAAGGTATTAGAGTTAAGTGTAGCTGATTCATTAAGATATGTACTTCCTGATGATTATGTTAATTGGGTTCGTATATCATTATACAAAGATGGTTGGTTAAGACCATTAACTGAGAATATACAAGTTATTTCGTCTAATGCTTATTTGCAAGACCAACAGGGTAATATTCTATTTGACCAAAATGGTAATATCCTTAGACCACAATACTCTGATATTGATTTTGATAGACTTACTAAAATGAAAAAAAGTATCTATTTAAACCAAGGTAATCAATTTCATGGTCAATTAGGTTGGTATTTTGAAGGCATGTGGTATTTTGATTATGGTATCAATACTGCATTTGGTTTAAATACAGAGACTGCAAATTTTAACCCTACTTTTAAAATAGATAAAAAAGCAGGAGTTATTAATTTTGACTCTACTATGGCAGGGGAATTATGTATCCTTGAGTATGTGTCAGATGGTATGGAGTCAGGAGATAATTCTTTAATAACTGTAAACAAGTTATTTGAACAATATATTTATGCTGCTATAAAATATGAGATATTAAATTCTAAATTTAATGTTCAACAATATATTTTAGAGAGAGCAAAGAAAGACAGAAGAGCTTTATTAGCTAATGCAAAAATAAGAATCAGTAACCTTCATCCGGGAAGACTCTTAATGAATTTAAGAGGAATGGATAAGATAATCAAGTAATATGACAGATTTCACTAGAAATTTTATAGCAGGGAGAATGAATAAAATCGTTGACCAACGACTTCTTCCTGAAGGAGAGTATGTTGATGCTATGAATATCAGAATGGGTTCTACAGAGAACTCTGAGGTAGGTGTTATTACCAATACTAATGGTAATAGTTGGCTAACCAAATTAGCTTATACTGATGGAACTGAATTAAGTGTTAATGCTAAATGTATTGGTGCAATTCAAGATAGCGCAAGAGAAACAATATATTGGTTTGTTCACGATCCTACATTTACTGTTGGAGCTACAGATAAACTTGATCTAATTGTATCTTATAATGTGCTTACTAATATACTTACATATCACGTTATTAGCATAGATGATGGCGATGGTATAAATACAACTTTAAATTTCAATCCATCATATCTTATCACAGGTGTAAATATAATTGAAGATCTTTTGTTTTGGACAGATGATTATAATGCACCACGATTTATAAACATAAAAAGAAACTACCCTAACCCGGTGGCTAATATTGATGCTATAAATCCTGAGTCTATTCTTGTTATAAAGAAACCGCCTGTTGAAGCGCCTATGATGCAACCAATTACAACAAATGGACAAGAGAATTATTTAGAAATAAGATTTATTTGTTTTGCTTATAGATATAGATATATAGATGGAGAGTATTCTGCTACATCTCAATGGTCAGCACCTGCATTTGTACCAAACCAATTTAGCTTTAGTGCTAGTAGTGTTTTAAATGAAGGTATGACTAATTTTTGTAATGCAGCAATAATTAATTATAATACAGGAGGACCTTTAGTTGTTGGTATTGATTTGTTATTCAAGCAATCAGAAAACAATATAATTAAGATTATACAAAAAATAGATAAAGCAGATTCAGGTTTTGGAGATTATCAAACTCAACAATTTACTTTTAATAATAGTAAGATATTTACAATATTAGCAGAATCAGAGATTTTAAGACTTTACGATAATGTTCCCCGATTTGCTAAAGCTCAAACTATTATGGGTAATAGATTGATGTATGGGAACTATGTTGAAGGATATGATTTGATTGATAAAAATGGTAATCCTGTAAGATTTGAATATTCTACTAATTTAATTTCTTCAGCTATAGGAAGCACTATTCTTATTGACGAAACAGCGGAGGGTATATACAATATAGACCCTTCTGAAATAAATAATCCTATTGGTAACTCAATAGTAACATTTGATTTAGCCGGTAAAGATTTAGTTGAAGGTTCTTCAATAAATTTAGATATAACAATATCACATGCTTCTTTTTCAGGTACAGTTACATTTCCTGATACAGTAACTGATAATATAGGATATAGTTTTAGTTTCTTATTAACTGCAAGTTATGATTCTGTTTATGAATTAGCTACAAGTCCTGAGTTTAAAAATGCAGTAGGTACTATTGCAAATATTTTACCTGTATCAACTAATATACCGGGGCAAGACACTTCTTGTAATGGAGTTACTTTTACAGATGATTTCAATTGTTTATTACCTCAAAGTTTAGGGACTGCTCCTGATAAATATACAAAATATGGCAGCGGTATAAACGCGATATCAGAACCTATTGAAATAATAACCACTCCTGCAAGTACTGTAATTGGTTTTCAGTTTCCTGCTATGGAATATGTAGATGATATTGATGCTCCTACAAAAAGAGTTTATGAATATTATCAAGTAATTTATGCACAAGCTATATTTCAAGAAATTGCAAATCCTAGAAGCCTTCATAGTAATAGAGGTTATGAGATAGGTATTGTATATATGGATGAGTTCAACAGGTCTACAACTGCATTAGTAAGTAGTAACAATGCTGAATATGTTCCTTGTGGATATTCTACATATAAAAATAGTATTCAAGTTACTATACCTAGTGGTTTACCGGCTACACAAAGAGCCCCTAAATGGGCAACAAGATATAAATTTGTTATTAAGCCTGATGTTCAAGGATATGAGACTATATATAGCAATTTATTCTTTGTAAATCCTGAGACTAATGAAGGATGGCTTTTATTAGAAGGAGAGAATATGCAGAAGGTTGAAAATGGAGATAGATTGATTGTTAAGTCAGATAGTACAGGGCCAACTTTCAATTGTATATATACCACTGTACTTGATAAAAAAGCTCAAGCATCAGGTTTTCTTGAAATACCAACTGAATCAGATCCTGATGTAAATATAAAAATTCCTGCAGGATTATATATAAAAGTATATCCTAATAATTTTGATTTATTTCTTGAGCAAAATGCAATAATAGCTCCGGGTAAAATTAGAAAATGGGCAAGCGGAGGAGATCATCTTCAAATGCCTTATCCAATGAACATAGCAGGAACAGACCCTGCTAATCCTACTTGGACTTATGTAGACTATAGTGTTCCTGCGGGTAGTAAAATACAATGGAATGTTGATTGGAATAGAGCAGGTGTTGCCGGAAGATGCGAAGCTAGAGGATATAATTTAGAAAAATTATATACTGTTAATTCAAATTATGACAATATGTATGAGTGGTTTGTTGGAGACAACATTCAACTAACAATAAATTCGGGTACAGATAAAGGAGATGGAGAAGAAAATGTATTTATACCGGGTTATAATAGAAAATTAAGTGAAAATCTTGTTGGAACAGTAACTTCATTAGCCACTAATAAACTTATTGATAGCACTGCCCAATTTATAACAGATGGTGTTGTACCGGGTGTTAAAGTTGCAGGTCCGGGTGTTGATCGAAAAGTTTTAAATGTAATAAGTGAAACAGAAATAGAATTAGATGGTGATATGTTTGAGGCTGTAGGTCAGACGTATAGGTTAGTATGGGTTAATGTTTCAATAAATTTTTGGAGATTTTACAGAGATCCTGTCACAAACCAATTGCAGATTTGGTTTAGTAGTACAAATAGTTGCTCAGGAAGTAACTATAAATATTCTCGTAGAATTTATATTAGTGCAGATATACAAGTGTTTAGAGCTGAAAATGTTATAGTTTTTGAAACAGAACCTTCTGATGCTTTGCCTGATGTATTTTTTGAGAATGAATTATCATTCGAAATAGACTCTGATGGAAACCACATGGGTAATATTCAAGACCAAGATATTGCAGGTGGTATTCCTGCTATTATAGATACTCAGTTCTTCAACTGCTTTGCTTTTGGTAATGGAGTTGAGAGTTATAAAATTAGAGACTCTATTATTGGTAAGCCTTTTAATTTTGGAGAAAGAGTAACTACTGTTGCTGCTCAAGATTATAAAGCTGCCGATAGGTTCTCCGATATTACTTATAGTGGTATTTATAATGGAGAAAGCAATATAAATAAGCTAAACGAATTTAATGCAGGATTATCTAACTTCAAACATTGTGAAGCATCGTTTGGAGAAATATCTTTATTAGATGGAAGAAACACAGATGTTCTTACTTTGCAAGAGGATAAAATATCTTACGTTTTAGCAGAGAAAAACTTATTATCGGATGCAAGTGCCGGAGGTATAATTACAGCCACTCCTGAGGTATTAGGAACGCAAATAGCACGTACTGAGAAATACGGAATAAGTTTTAATCCTGAGAGTTATATTCAATGGGGTTACGATAGATATTTTACAGATGCAAAACGTGGAGCTGTTATTCAATTAAAAGGAGGAGATGCTCAAAATGAACAATTAGTTGTAGTATCTGATGCCAATATGAGAACATGGTTTAGAGATACGTTCAATGCTTCTTTTAACACTCAAAAGTTAGGAGGTTTCGATCCTTATATGAATGAATATGTTTTATCATCAAACGATAGATTGTTGCCTGTAAATCCTCAGTGTTTAGCTTGTGGTGTATCTCAAACATTTACATTATCTATTGCTCCTCCTGAAACATCAAAAACATTTAAGTATTGCGTTGATTTAGG